GAATGTCGACACGCTTCGACGCGGCCGGAGACCGGATCTCGTTCGCGGGCAGCATGTTCGCTGTCGGCAGTGGGTTCACCATGACCGCGTGGGCGTATGTGTCCGTCGACACCGACACGTTCGCGACCGTCGCCCGCCTGCACGCCTCGTCCGCAAGCACGACGGTCGTCACCTGGGCGACCGGTGGTGACGGGCTGTCCGGGCCGAACTACTTCACCGGCGGCGGCACGGTCACCAACGCCACGAACATGGCCGTGGGACAGTGGCGGAAGATCGCCCTGAGTTGCTCCGGCACAACCGGCCGGAGCTACATCGCCACCGTCGGCGGCGCGACCGAGGTCGACTCCGGCACCGTCAGCGTCGGCACCCCGGACGGGCTCACCCTCGCCGGCCGCGGACCGGCTGACAGCAGTGAGGTGTTCAACGGCAGGCTGGCCTACGTCCGTATTTGGACGGCGGAACTGTCGCAGTCGCAGATCGAGGCGGAGTGGGCGAGCACCACTCCGGTGGTCACCTCTGGTCTGTGGGCGGACTGGCCGCTGACCGACTCGACGGACTTGACCGACCATTCCGGCAACGGCCGCAACCTGACCGCCGGGGGCACGGCCGTCTCCACCGAGGACAACCCGCCCCTCAGCGGAAGCGTCACAGGGTCGGCGGCAGCCGCGTTCGGCGGGCTGACAGGCGCCGCGTCCGGCGTCCGCACGGTGTCCGGGACCTCCGCCGGCGCGTTCGGCGGCCTCACTGGCGCCGCAGCTGGCACGCGGAGCGTGAACGGTACAGCCACTTTCACAGGCGGCGCGCTGTCCGGCACTGCTACCGGTGTCCGTACCGTCATCGGCTCTGCCGTCGCGCAGTTCGGCGGTCTCACGGGCACAGCGGTGTCGCCGTCGTCCATCACCGGGTCCGCGAGCGCAGCGTTCGGTGGACTCACCGCGACGGCACACAGCGCCGGCCCCGCCGCTCCGGAGCAGGGTTCGTGGCAGGGCCTCCTCGACATCCTCCGCGAGGGAGTGTCCCTGGCCCGCGAGGAGTTGGAGCGTGACCCCGTCGCCTGCGACTGCGGGGAGCCCCTCCGCACCCACGAGGGCGTCCTGTACTGCCCGTTCGACGGCTCGACGTGGGCGGCAGGCAACCGCCGCACCGGCCACGTCAGCACGGCGGGGAGGTGAGCCATGGAGCCCGTGTACGCCACGCGTGAGGACGTGATGCGCGCCCTCGACGTGAAGCTGACGGCGAGGAGTAGCGCGCAGATCGACCGCGCCCTGCAGTCCGCGTCGCGCAGTGTGGACAACGACCTGTGCCACCGCCGGTTCTACCCGGAGATCGCAACGAAGTCGTTCAACTGGCCGGACTCGCAGTCCCGGACCTCGTGGCGGCTGTGGCTCGACGCGAACGAACTGATCTCCGTCACCACCCTTACCTCGGGCGGCACGACGATCTCTTCGGGGGACTTCTTCCTGGAGCCCGACCGGTACGGCCCGCCCTACAACCGCATCGAAATCAACCTCGGCTCCAGCGCCGCGTTCGGCGGCGGCGACACCCACCAGCGGGACATCACCATCACCGGACTGTGGGGCTACCGCCTCGACGAGACCACCGTAGGCGCGCTCACGGCCGCGGTGCCGACGACGACGGCGACCACCGTGTCCGTGAACGCGGAAGCCTCGGCTCAGCTGGGTGTCGGCTCCGTCCTGCGCGTGGACAGCGAGCGCCTGCTGGTGACCGGCCGGCAGATGGCTGACACCGGGCAGAACGTCGGCGGCAGCGGGCTGACCGCGCAGCAGAACAGCGTCACCCTTGCCGTGTCCGACGGGACCGCGTTCACCATCGACGAGATCCTCCTCATCGAATCCGAGCGGATGCTCGTCATCGACATCGCCGGCAACAACCTGACGGTCAAGCGGGCCTGGGACGGCTCCGTCCTCGCCGCACACACGGCAGGCGTCGACATCTACGCCCCACGCACCTTCACCGTGCAGCGCGCCGCGCTCGGCACCACGGCGGCCACCCACGCCGACGGCACGAGCATCGTGCGCTGGGACCCGCCCGGCCTCGTCCGGGACCTCACCATCGCCGAAGCGATCAACACAGTGACCATGGAGACGGCCGGCTACTCCAAGGTGCTGCGCTCCGGCGAGGGTGGCGGCAGCAGTGAGCGGAACCGGGACCAGAAGGGCATCGACGCCCTGCGCACCCAGGTCTACAACGCGCTCGGCCGCAAGGGGCGGGTGAGGGCGGTATGAGTATCCACGTCGAGGGCCCCCTGTTCGACGGGCGCGCGCAGCATGCGATGGACGAGGCGTGCGGCGACGCGCTCGACGACGTCTCCGCATTCGCGGAGGAACGTGTCCTGCTGGGCACGAGCAGGAGCTTCAAAACCCGCACGCCATACTACGAGACCCGCATCGAGACCACTCGCCTCAGCTCCGAAGAGGCCCTCGTCCATGACAACGACGTGATCTACGGGGCGTGGCTGGAGGGCGTGGGCAGCCGGAACTTCCCCGAGACCAGGTTCGAGGGGTACCACCACTGGAGGCTGGCGAAGCAGGCCGTGGCTGAACGCGGCCCCCAGATAGCCGAGATCGCCGTACAGCGGCATCTCCCCGCGATGGGGGGCTGACGGATGGCACTCGACATCACTGGCCTCCTCGACGCGGTCGTCTCGCACGCCATGGCCTCGGGACATTACGAGCGGGTCAACCAGCACGAGCCGGAGAACGCACCCGGGCACGGGCTGACGTGCGCGGTCTGGCCCAACCGGATCAGCGCGCTGCGGTCGTCGGGCCTGAACAGCATCACGGCGCTGGTCGTGTTCAACGTGCGGACCATGTCCCCGATGTTCGATCCGCCCGACGCGATCGACCCCACCATGGTCGCCGCCGTCGACAGCTTGTGCGCCGCGTACAGCGGCGACTTCACCCTCGGCGGCCTCCTGCGCCAGATCGACCTGCTCGGCGCCTACGGGCAGCCCCTGGACGTGCGGGCGGGCTACCTCCAGCAGGACGGCACCAAGTACCGCGTGATGGACATCGCGCTGCCCTGCATCGTCAACGACCTTTGGGAAGAGGTGGCGTAGGTGACCAAGAGGAGCGGCCTGGGGCAGGCCTTCTACCTCGGCGGATACGACCTGTCCGGCGACACCGGCGCGGCCAACGAGATGGGCGGCGGTGTCGCAGGCACGCAGGATGTGACCGGTATCGACAAGAGCGCGTTCGAGCGGATCGGGCTGCTGAGGGACGGCCGCCTGTCGTGGACGAGCTTTTTCAACCCGGAGACCGCCGCCGACGACCCCGGGGTGACGGAGGATCGGGCGCACGTCGTCCTGTCGAGCCTGCCCACGACCGACCGGCACCTGATGTGGCGGGCCGGGCCAGCGTCGCTGGGTGGTGCGGTGGCGTGCATGGTCGGTAAGCAGATCGACTACAACCCGACCAGGGGCGCGGACGGTTCCCTGACGATCAGCGTGCAGGCGCAGGCCAACAGTTTCGGGCTGGAGTGGTGCGACCTGCTGACGGCTGGCGTGCGCACGGACACCGGCGCGACGAACGGGGCGTCGCTGGATCTCGGCACCGGATCGACGGCGTTCGGCCTTCAGGCGTATCTCCAGGTGCTGTCGTTCACGGGCACGGACGCGACGATCACGATTCAGGAGTCCTCGGACAACGGCGCCGGCGACGCCTGGGCGAACGTGACTGGTGGCGCCTTCACGCAGGTCACCAGCGGGCCGACGGCTCAGCGGATCCAGACGGCGCGTGGTCAGACGGTGGAGCGCTACCTGCGGGTGGCGACGACCACGAGCGGTGGCTTCTCCAACCTGGAGTTCGTGGTCGGTGTGGCCCGCAACTCGGTGGAGGTGCTGTTCTGATGGCCGAGCCGTTCCGTCTCCCAGCGCAGGGCCCGGTGGGGGCCTACCAGACGTTCTCCGTCCGCTCACCGTCGGACCGCATGGTGAAGACCGTGTGCGAGCAGGTCGGTTGCCAGGCGTGGCGGCAGGGCTGGGAGTCCGTCATCGACGAGCGCACCAACCTCGGCAAGGCACAGGGCGCCTACATCCGCGGGCAGTCCGGCCGGACGTTCCGGGAGCAGAAGACGGACGCCGGGCTGACGGTGTTCCGCTTCGAGTCCGGGCAGCGGTGCTTCGCCGAGCACCAGACCCGGCCGGAGCTGTACCTGGTCCGCGACGGCGACTACCGCGGGAATCCGACGGGGCGGCGCCGGGTGCACGTGCGGCCTGAGGACTGGGTGGAGCACATGCAGGAAGAGTTCGGCCGCTTCCAGGACGACCGGAAGGAGGGCTGAGCCATGAGCGACGACATCCGTCTGGAGATCGACGGTGAGGACTTCACCGCCGAGTGCGAGAGCTTCGAATTCAAGACTCCCCGCCTGGTCTACGAGGAGGACACCGGCAGTTGCCGGAAGGTGTTCCTCGGCCCGGCCGGTTTCCAGATCACGCTGATCAACCCAACCCAGCGGGCCCGCGCCCTGGTTGACGGCGGGCGGACGATCCGCATGGTCAAGATCCTGGCCTGCGATCTGTCCATTACGCACTCCACGCACTTCATCGACGAATGGACCACCACGGATGCCGTGCGGAAGGTCTTCGGGCGCCTCGCCTGGGACATCGACTGTGCCGCCAAGTGGATCGACGAACCGCAGCTCGCCGAGGCGTAGCTCTAACAGAAGGGAACGATCATGGCCAAGGAGTCAGGTCTCGGCTGGACCACGCTGAACGTCGACGACAGCGGCGGCAGCGCGCGGGACATCCGCACCGACGTCACCAACCTCGACTGGAGCATGCCGCGCGGTGTCCAGGACATCACCGGCATCGACAAGTCCGCGATCGAGCGGCTGCTGCTCCTCGCCGACTTCTCCGGGACGATGAACGGCGTCTTCGACGACGGCGCCAACCTTGCCCACGTCGTCCTGAAGACCGTGAGTTCGGCGTCAGTGAACCGGACGATCGGGATCGTCATCTCCGGTCAGACCCTGAACAACGAGTGCATCATCACCGACTACGCACTCACCCGCGCCCAGTCCGGCGAGTTCACGTGGTCGGCACCGTTCTCCCTGTCCGACGGCACCGTCCCGACTTGGAGCTGACGTGGGATACCGACCCAAGCGGAAGATCTACACGCTGGACTTCGCCGGCACCGAGCACGAAGGCCTCGAAGTTTCCATGCGCGGCCTCACCGTCGGCGAGGAGCTCCACCTCGACGACCTCCGCGGCAAGGAGGGCGGCGGCCGCGAAGTCTTCGAGCTGATGACCGGCCTGCTGAAGTCCTGGAACGTCGAAGACGACGACGAGCAGCCCGTCCCGGCCACGTTCGAGGGCGTCTGCACCCAGGACTCCAGCTTCATCCTCGACATCCTCAACCAGCTCCAGGCGGCGGCAAGCGGGGTACCCGACCCTTTGCCGCAGACCTCGCCCTCTGGCGAGACCTCCCCGGCGCCACCCGGCATTCCGATGGCGCCCCTGTCACCGAGCCCGGAGAACTCCGCCGTGCCCGCCTGATCCTCGGTCTCTGCGACCGCTTCAAGAAGCTGCCGTCGGAGGTGCTTGCTGAGCCCTCCGAGCTACTCCAGCTGATCACCATCGAGCAACTCGGCACACCGGAGGGAGGCGACGACGTTGGGCAATGACATCGAGATCCGTGTACGGGTCGCGAACCAGACCCAGTCCGGCGTCGCCTCCGTCCGGCAGTCCATCATCAACGGCCTGCGAGGCGCGGCCACGCAGGTTCCGGTCACCATCGACGACCAGACCGCGCCGGGCCTCACCCGCGTCAACACCCAACTGCGGCGCCTGCGCGCGCAGAGCCCCGTCCGCCTTGCGGTTCGGTTCGACGACCAGGCCGGGCGGCTCAACAACTCGGTGCGGGACATCCGGAACCTGCACACCGCGGCACGCAACGCTTCGGACGCGCTCGTCGGCCTGGCAGCCCGGGCGACCCTCGCGGCGGTCGCCGTGAACCGACTTGCCGCGGTGTGCAGGTTCCGGATGTCCCGCACCGAGTTGTTGAGCCGCCCGGCCTGGTCGTCGAACCG